GTCTACGTCGATGGCTCCAAGGTGCGTGTCGCTGATCGGCCACACGCGAATGGTGTCGTTGTTCTTGTAGGTTTCTTTGATACGGGCTACGCGCATTACTTAGCCTCCCTTTTGGTTTCGCGGAAGTTACTCTACGACCCGGACGAATCCGATGACCTGGGCCTTGTTGCGGACACGGATCATTACTTGGCCGCCGTCGCTCTGCGACCCGCCGGGACCAGCCGTGTTTCCCTCGCAACACTGGAAGTTCCCAGCATTGTCGGGCGGCGTCAACACGATGCCAACATGATCAGCTACGCCATCCCCAGCCCAATCGAACAACGCAATGTCGCCCTGGTTGATGCCAGTCGTGACGACGGTGATGCCGCGCTGCTCTCGAGCGTCAGCCAGCATGAACGGACAGTACGCCCACTTAGAGCCACGCTTGAACGCCTTGCTGCCAGCCTGCACAAAGCAGTACGTGACGAACATCGCGCACCACGGGCCGATCATGCCGTACCACTCAGAGAACATCACGCGGTTTGAGTTCGGCGGATTCTCCTTCACGCCGACAAACGAGCGCGCGATGCGAGCGGCCTCTCTGCCAAGCGGCTTCTTCTTCATCCGCCGGTTCGCGCGCACAACCATGGCTGGCGTGCGACGCTTCTTTCCCGACAAGTAGCCCTCAAGCATCGCGCCGTACGACGGCTTGATGTTCGTCGTCTTGTAGCCCAGCTCGTACTTTGCCTGCGAGCAGGCGCGCCCGGTCATCTCTCCGAACACGCCGTCGATCTCACCAACCCAGTAGCCGTGATTCTTCAGGATCGTCTGGGCGCGCTCAACGTCGTCGCCGCGCGTCAACGGACTGGTAAGGGTAAGCGTTCTCATGCGACCTCCCGTCGGGTTCGCTTCCAAGATACCACGCGAACCAACTAAATCCTATCGAGCACGTTCATCATCACAGCAGTCGTCGTAGACACCAGCGTGCAAGCAAGCACAATGATCTTGTAGATCTGCGCCTTGCTCATCGACCTCTGGTTCTCGCGAGCCTCCATCTCCACAAGCTTCTTCTCAAGTTCGTGCAAGTCCTGCCGGTACTCCTGCACGTCAAGGCGCAAAGCCTCAATGGCGCGAAAGAGTCGCTCTACCTCCGCCTCGGACATAACTCAAACAGCCCTCCGCTGCGTAACGCGCGCTCGCCTGCCACCCTTCTTACCACCACCACCAGCACCAGCGCTAGCTCCGATGCCGTACCGGCGAACACCGACAAGATCACTGCGGTCACTCACGTTGCTGATTTTAACAACGTCGCCAGTCTGGGGAGCATGCAAGAACTTGCCATTGCCAATGTACATACCGACATGCCCAGGCCCCTGAGCGCTCGGGCTGAAGAACATCAAGTCTCCAGCCTGCATACGATTGACTGGCACTGGCGTGCCGGCGCGGAACTGGTCGTACGTCACTCGAGGAATGTCCACGCCGTACTTGGCAAAGGCGTACTCCATCAAGCTGGAACAGTCAAAGCCAACCGTGTTCGCGCCCTGAGCAAACCCTCGGCTCGGGCCGCCAGGTCCACCACCACCCCAAGAGTACGGAACGCCACGCATCATCAGCGCAGCGCGCACAACAGCCTTCCCGATCTGCGACGTAGGCGGAATCGGCACATCATCAGCTCTGCCAAACGGCATACCCGTAGTCGGACTGATCCCGCTAGCAACAGCAGTGGCGACACCAGTATCCGGAGCTGCGATCTCCGGCAAGTCAATCTCCACAGGCACATCGATGTTCGGCACGCGAAACCGCGTCTGCCGCTGCATGATCTTCAGATTCTGACGAAGCGCATCATCCTCATCGATTGACAGCTGCGGAAGTCTCATGTAGCGTAGGGGGGGGTTTGGGGGGGGTCCAAGACCAATAAGCGGTACAGCTCGTTGGCCTGATGAAGGATACACTCCTCATCAAACAACAAAGAACAAGCCGCCCCGATCACGCATCTACCTTAAAGGTTGTCGTCACTGCGCGTGAATCTCAGCGACGCTCTGCGCCGTGTTCGCATCCTCGGCACTCTTCCTTCGCGCCTCGTCACGCAAGAAAGATTCCCAATCGCGCTCCTGACGCTCCCGCCAAATAGGCCCATACCCAGGATACGAAGCTTCAGGAAAACCAAGGATCTTCCACATAAACGCGGCAAAGTTCTTCTTCGGATCATCAACAACAGAAGCAATGTCGCCACGCCGCTGCTGCTCAAACTCCTCAGGCAACTCAAACGACTCAGTCTGCCGCTCGTACACGCGACCAGGGAACGGCAGCGCGTTCGACGCTCGACCAGAGCTGCTCATCAACGTCGGGCTAAGCGGCACCATCCTAAAGAACTTGTTGAACACAAACTCCCAAAACTGTCCGCTGCGCCAACTATCAATCGGAAGACCATACTGATCCCTAGCTTCCTTCAGCGCGCCGTTCCGATCAAATTCCTCAACAGGCTCGCCACTTAGAGCGCTTTGAGCAGCCATACCAATAAGCATGCTATTCGTGATTACTGGATTGAAGTACGAAGCAAGAGAACCAGGAGCAGTAGACAACGAACCACTACGACTGCCAAGATCAGCAACAGTCTGAAGCGGCCACCAACCACCAGTGCTACGACCAATCGTCACAGTCTGAGGCGTCATCCCACCAACCTCAGTCTCAACCTGAAAGAACGGAATGAAGTCCTCAGCGTAAGGAACCTGCACACCATGCGCCTCCTGATACATAGCGCCAAGCTCAGACAACTGCTGAATAAACAACGCTCGACCAGGGTACTTCGCCGGCATCGTAAAGAACGTCAACTTCAGCATGTGCGCGTACCACTGCCAGAACGGCACAGCGATACGCATGATTGAAGCAGCGCGCCCACCCTGATGAAGGTTCCCCAAGAAATCCATCGACTCTTGCATCCACCGCTGATGCAACAACAAGAAGTTCGGATCACGATTCGCCATCGCATCAAGCATCTCTATCGCACCATCATTCAACCGCTGCGCGCTCCCCATAAACCGTCGCCCCTCAGGAGAGTTCTTGATCGCGTACGGATACGCCCTGGAATACCACACGGCAAGACGACCAAAGTCCTCGCTCATGCCATTGATCTTACGCATCGAATTCATCCACCAACCAATCCACGAAAACGCTCCCTCAGCAAGCGTCGGCGGGCGAAGATCACCAGGCTTACGACGAACACCACCAATTGCAGCTGTCTGCTGCTCAAAGTAACGCTGACGCAACTCCGCCGGCATAGGCATCTTCTTACCATCAGGACCAACCTCAACGCCACGCAACGCAAGCGCCGCATAATAGAACGCTCGAGGCCCAGCCCCAGCCATAATCGCCAGCATCGTTGACCCAATGAAATTGTTGACCGCGGTACGCGGAAGCACATTCAGCGTCAACGTACGCCACGCCCGAGCAGCCTGATCAATCCGATAAAAGAAACCACCAGTAGCTGTGTTCTTCTTAGGACGCACCCTGTACGCATCTTTCTCAAGCGCATCCTGAATACCATCCCACGTCCTTCGCGGCATCAAGTAATACTCGCCAGGACTCTCAGGATCAATCGTCCGCTCATTCAAAACATTCCGCACCATGTCACCAAGCTCAACATCCTCAGTGCCACGCGTCACACCAAACGACACACGCTCCGAAGGCTTCGTCGCCCTTGGCGCTCGAGGATTGATCACCACAAAATCCGTAATCTCATACTCAATACCCTGCGCGCGAATCACACGCTGCAACGCCTCCTGCTCAGTCAAAGCGACACCATCATTAACCATCTCCTGAGCGCGCTCAAGCGTTTCCCTGGTGAACTGAAACTTGATACTCGTAGCATCCACAAGTTCCTGCATCTTCTTACGCCAACCAGCAGCAGCCACAAGCTCAGCCGTATCAAACAACAAGTTCTCCCACATCTGAGCGCTCTCCTGAGCCGTCTCAAAAAAGAAACCCTCACTGCGCTTCAAACGACCAGCACGCATTGGGCCGCCACCAGGAGTCAAATCAATCGTCTTCGGACCACGAACATCAATGATGCTCCCGAGACTCTCAAAGTCTGGCGTCTGCACAAGATGCAACACAGCACCCTGATCAGTCGCCTCAACCCTGGCAATGAACTCGTCAAGTACCTCGTTGCGCGCTCGAGCAATCGTATACGCATCAAAAGCGCGCCAACCCTTAATCTGCACCACCGCAAACCGCTCACTCACATCAATAGCTGCGCGGATCTCGCCCGTGTCAAGAACCGTATTCCCAGTCTCAAGTACGCGCTTAGCCTCGCGCACAGCAGCATCACGCGCCTTCAAACGCTCCTTCAACGTCACCTTCTCAGCAGACAACCGAGCGCCAATCTCAACCGCACTAGCAAGACCAGCAACACGCTCCTCAGCCTTAGCCAACTTAGCCTTAGCCCTAGCAACGGCCTTAGCATCAGGAGTCGGGAACGACAACAAACGCTCCACATCATCACGAAGAAGCTCCGCCCGCTGCTGAGCCAAACCAAGTTCGCGCTCACCAGCACGACGCATACCAAGCGACTCCAACACACCAGCACGCTCAGCCTCAACCTCACTAACCACACGCTCCTGAGCAGCACGCTCAGCCTCCGCCGCGCGAGCAGCCTCATACGCACCACGCGCCTGCTCAGGCAACTCGGCCAACCGCTCCTCAGGAAGATTCAACCCAGACAACGAAGCAACAGCCTCTCGAGCACGCTCGCGCCGATACTCGCCACCAAGCCTCGCAACACCCATTTCCTCAGCCGCCCGACTAAACCTAGCCGCCATCTCCTCATCACCAGCACGACGAGCAAGCTGCGCCCCGCGAAGCAAATTCTTCAACAAGTCAGCACGAACACTTTCATACCTGGCAACACTCTTAGACCGCCCATACGAACCCCAGCCAGTCTCATCACCAAACCTAAGAACAATCCTGCTAAGACGCTGCACACGCTTCTGCACCTTCACAAGCTCAGCAATACCGCGATTAACCTCACTACGCCTAGCACGCGCCTTAATCTCAAACTCTGGATCAAGAACGGTAAGACGAATATAATTCGCGCGCCTAGCCGTCATCGGAGTTTCACCAACAACAGACTCCGAAATCAGAATGTCATTCTGCCGACCAAGAGGCATAGCCGCCTCACGCACCCGAGCCATCACAGCAGGATCAACCTCAACACGCTCCAACTCATCAAGATAATTCGCAGCCTCATTCCACCTACGAATCTGCTTCTGATCCTCAGCATCAAGCCTTTCACCATCACGCTTCCGCTGAGCAACCAACTCCTCTGACTTCTGACGATAAAACGCAGCTTCAACCTTAGGCGTAAGCGGAGTCTTCTCATCAAACATCACGCCAGACCTGTTCAAGTTCCAAGCAACACGCTGCTTCACAGCCGGCGTAGCATCACGCCCAATAGCCTCAGTCAGAATATTCGCAATCTCAACCCTGACGTTATCCACCACATTCGCCTGAAGCTGCGTCTCGCGAAAAGCAGGACGCCTCTGCAACCGGCCACGATACCTCTCAGCAAACGGAAGAGTTGAACCTGCATAACGCTGCCGAGCAGCAAGCGCAACATTCCCAACCAACCCGCGACCCGAATACCCAACAAGAACCTCAGGCCGAATCGTCTCAACCTCACCAGCCGCAACACGCTCACGCAACGCAGCATTCTCACGCAACACGCGCTCACGCTCAATCGTATCCTGAAGCCACGTACCCGAACGAACCTCCGGCACAGCCCTCGGAGTTGGCACAACCTGAGCCGCCGCACCACCAACTGTCACTCGACGCCCAGCCTGAGCAAGCCCACGACCCCTAGCACCCAAAGCACCAGCACGACCAGCAATGCCACCAGCACGACTGGCCGTCCGAGCAGCAATGTTCAACGCAAGAACAAACTCCATCGGATTGTCCCTGGCAAAATTCAAAAGCGCACCAAAGAATCCGATGCGATCATTCTCCGAGTACGCGAAACCATAGGGCTGAAGAGAACCACGAATAAGATTCATCGCCTCAGTCGTATCCCCACCAGCAGCATCAGTAGTCGCATCAACAATCGCTGCCACGCCAGCAGGCGTTGCGCCCAGCTCGCCAACTCCACGAACAAGGTTACGACCAAGAAGCGTGAAATAATCGTTCTTATTGCTAGCCTGGAAGATCTTCTCCTCAACAGGAGTCGCCGCCCAATTAGACGTATCAAACCCATTCTGCTCAGCCCGGTACCGCATCTGCTGATCAACCATCGGCGGAAACGGCGTCTCGTACTGCTCTCGAGTTAGATTCTCCGACAACAAAGACCTCTGCATTGCCGGCAATTCGCCCTCAGCTGAGCGCTGCATCATGTCAACAAGCCACGGCTCAGCGCCAGGAACAGGCTCTTTGATGTCGCTAGACGCATCAATGTACTGATTCGGATTCGCCGACATATCAAGAAACATCTCGTTAACATCGCCATACGTCGTCATCGTCTTAGCACCAGGAGCAACAGCCTGGGGTCCACCAGCAAGGCCCCTAATGCCAGACGGCGTAGGAAGAAACGGCGTCTGCGAAATGCCCCTTCGAATAGAAGGCAAACTAACCGCAGCAGGAGCCGTTGCAATGCGCGCAAGCGCCATACCAGTACCAGCCGCAGCCTCCCCAATTGTCTCTTCGCCACGCGTCCCAGGCTCGTCTCCAGCCGTAGGAAGCCCACCAACGAAACGAGCGCCTCTTAGCGCCTGCTCAGCCGCATACTGCGGAATACCAAGATCAGTAGCGATTCCACCAATACGCCCAATCGGAGTGCGGCGAACACCTTTCTGAATAAGTTTCGGAATTCGCTCAGAAACAAAATCCCCAACTTCTCCGCTGAGAAAATCAAGCGCGTCCGCAGCAGACGCAAACACAGGCGGCTCATCCCTATCACGCAACCGTCGAGCACCAGCACCACGCGCACCAACGCCACGCAAAAGACCAGCCTGCTCAGAAGCCTGACGAAGATCAGGCTCATCATCAGGCTCGCGCCCAACTTGCGAACGGTACAGTTCGCGGAATGCTTCTCGCTCAGCCTGGTTGACAGGATCTTCTCGAGGATCAAACACCAACCCGTACCTGTCGTACAAGGCGGCAAGCGGAGCTGGGCGACCAACAGGCCTAGCCGCAGCAGGCTGCTGCGCCTTTGGCGTAACACTAGGTGCTTTTACAACAGTACGAGACTTGACAATTCTGCGCTTAGCCACAAAAACATTCTACCGGCTAACGCCCCGCCGGACCCACAACCGGATTAGAACCAGCAGCACCACTCCCACCAAGCACGTTATTCCTAATCCACTTGATTGCAGCCTGCCGATTCATACCAGCACCAACAAGGATAGGAGTAAGCCTGCGAATAACCTCAGCATCCGAACGCGGCTTTTCCGCAGTCTGCTCATCGCCACGAATAGGCGCAGAACCACTCCAAACGCCATTGCGGTAAAGAGCCGGCGGCAACAACGCGCTAGCGTCGCGAAGCGCATCATTCGCCGTAGCAGCAACTCGACTAACACTTCTCGGCACACCACCCTCATCAACCCACTCAATACGCCACTCATACGTCCCACTCGGAGACTCAATAGGACTCGTCCACTTATCAACATTATTGAGAATCTTGTCCTTCGCGCTCTTCACATCCTTCTGCTTATCACCAGTCTTCGTTGCCCTGATACGCGAAGTCTCAGCATTGAACCACCCCTGAGCGACACGCTCCTGGCCCAACGCAAGATTTGCCATATCCATCTGCTGCTCCCACGACTGCTGCTGCTCTTGGAAACCAAGACGAGCAGCGTTCTGCTCAGCAGCCTGCACAGCCAACGCGCGATCAACCTCCTCACCACGCAACTGCTGAAGATACCTAGCCGTCGCCTCACTAACCTTCTGCGCCCGCTCAGCAAGAGCGCGCGTCAAGTTCTGCTGCGAAGCCCCGAGCATCCGAGTGCTCGTCGCAGCGGCAGCCGGCACATACCCAGCAATCGCCCCACCAATACCAGCCAAGCGCTGAGCAACAAGCGGATCACCACCAACAGCAGCAGTCGTACCAGGCGCAACACCAGCAGCGGCAAGCGCAGACTGACCAGCCTGCTGAGCCGTCCCAGCAATATCAGCGTACAAGTTCCCCAAGCCGCGCAACCCAGCCTGAGCCTCCTGCGTGTACCCAGCAAGACGCTCAGTCAGAGCCGAGCCAATACCACCAAGCGACTCGAACTCTCGAGCCTGCTCGGCACGAAGGGCCTCCTCGCTTACGACGCTAAGCGCGGCAAGGCGAGCTGCCTCTTCGCGTAGCTGGCGGGGAGTCTTGAATGGCGCGGTAAGCGGGTTGTATGTCTGGCGGTTACGGTTGCGGTTCCGGTTGCGGTTGCGATTTCGATTGCGGTTGCGGCCAGTCCCAGTAGAAGCAGCTCCGCCACCGCCACCAGTGCCACCACCGCCGCCACTACCAGCGCTTCCGCTAGGAGCCGAGGAGCCATCACGCTTTTCGTCCTCTTCATCCTGAACAAAACCAGGACTCCAAACATACCCAGGCTTATCCTTAACTGGCGTGCCAATACCACCACCACGCGCAGGGTCAACATAGTAAGCAGTGGGATTAGATAGGTCCTTTACAAACTGCGGCATCGTCTAATTCTACCCGCTTACGTCCAAGCCCCAACATTTACACCAGTACGAGGCGGACTCGACTTCACACGCCGATACCGAATCCGCAACGGATCAACCCCAACAACAACAGCCTGAATCTCATAACCCTTGTTAGGACCAGACCCGCGATACGACGTAACAATCGCACCCTCGCGCCAACCACCAGGCGGAACATTACGCACAAGAATGTTCCGCATCTCACTAATCCGAGCAGCAGGAACAACCACGCCGCCCCTATCAACATCAACACGCTGCGTCTGCGCGCCAGCCGAATACTGCGCGCCGCCGCCACCAGGACTGCCAGCAGGAACTTCAGGAACAGCAAGCGACGGAGACTCAGGAGAAGGCGGCGGAGGAGCGGCCGCCGTAATCGACGTAATCGCCGTCGTGCTCGGCGGAGGCGCAGGCGGATTCTTCAACAAGTCCTGATAAATCTCGTTGTACAACTCCATGTACCTACGCTGCGTATCCGTAAGACTCTGACCACTCTCAACCGCAAGACGCGACAACTCCGACTGCAACGCCTGCGACTCAGCAGAAGAACCAACCGCGCGCATACCACTGAACTGCGCACCAGCCGCAGCAGCCTGCTCACCAACCTTGAGCTGGCGCCCAGCAGACTCAGCAGTCGTCCGACCAAGCGCGCCACTCAAATACCCAGCTTCATCAGGACGGACCTGGCGCACATCAAGCATCAGCGTCTGCGGATCAATCGTCACGATCTCACCAGTCGTCAAGTCTCGATACACAGGACGCCCAGTCGCAGGATCAAAATCCTGCACATACGTCCCAGCGCCACCAGCTTGATTACCTGTGCGGAAAATCGTCCGCCCATAATACGGAGACGTGGTATCAGCTACGCGATTGATAACCAGCCCGTATTTTGTTTCGGTACCGACAAGCTCCGAAGCGAGTCCGCCAGACTGAGCCAAGTATCGAGGATCACTGGTGTACTGACTCTGCCACCACGCTGACGTAGGAACACCAGGGACAGCAGTAACCGCCGTGATCGTTACCGGAGCAGCAGTTGGAATCGGCGGCAACGCAAGCGGTACCGAAGACTCGCCAGGGCGCGCCCCTGGAATCGGAGCAAGAGGCGGCAAGCTTGCGGATGGCTTAGTCTGAACAGGCTTGCGAACAGGAGGCTTCCGCTTCGCCTTTGACTTCGACCCCGGCGGCTTATACCCAGCAGCAATAGCAGCAGGCGAACCAGGCCGAATACCCTGCATACCCGGAGGAGTACCACCACGCACAGCCACTACGCGCCACCCATACGAGCAGCACGACGACCAACATCACCAACACCAAGACTCCGCAACCCTGGCGCAACATCAGGCGGATTCGTCAACGCACCCATTACCGCAGCCGGCGACTGATCAAGAATCGCCTGCGTACGCTTATCGCCCAACGCCTTGAGCTGTTCAAGCAGCATTTCGCGCGGCGTCTTCGAAGCCATGCCGTAGGGAGCAGCGGGCTTGTAGCCGACGCGCTGCGGCGCATAGATGGTACTAATCGCCATTAGGCGAAAGTATACCTACACGGTGACGAGTGAAGGCTTAGCGTCGAGCAAGGCCCAGCACAAGCATGCCGATACCAGCGACAAGGCCGATGCCGAAGATGATGCCGTGATGGGCGTGGTCGGCCGTATCAGAGCCGAGCGTGTGAAGAAGAAGCATGCGCGAATCATACATTCTTGTCCCACCTCCTGCGAGGCTTATTGCGAGTTCTCCGCACAGCAACAAGCTTAGGGTCTTTGTACCTAGCGGGACGGCTAGGCTCAGGCGGGAACTCATCATCATCCATCAGCATGATGTGCTCGCGCTCATGCTCGTCACTAGCCAAATTCAACATACGGTCGCGCATTGACAATGGGTGAACAGGATTCGTATTTCCCTCGCTGATTGTCCCAGCAGTAAGGCTTGCCGCCCACACATCATCAAACGCATCAACCAAGTCAACAACATCAGCGTCACGACCAGCTACTTCTACGGTCTTTCGGGCAACAGCCTCAGCCTCATCGGGCAAAAGACCACAGTAAATTCTGCCAAACAACGCCAACGCAAGAACAATAGGATCTACCGCCATGTCTTAAACGACCTCCAATTGTCCTTGTACCTATGCATCATCCGCTTCGTAGACGCCCGAAACTCTCGAGCGCCATCATGGTTAGGCTCGTCCAAAACCACAGACTGCCATTTGGTTCGCTTAAACGGGATAATCTGAACAAACGGCGTGCCAGCAGGCAGAATCCCATCAAACGAGTTTCGCAAGATAAACGGAAAGTTCACTTCAACAGGATGACGATCAGTGTCAACAATCCCCGAAAACACGCGAAACGGCAAATCATCCCTCCAGCTTGGCTGGCGAAACAAACACGAATAACCCTTAGGAGTTCTAATCCGATAATAGTTCGTCAACTTCCACACCTGCTGAAAAAACTCCTCAGGAATGTGAAGATGCGAAACCTGCTCAAACGCATGACTTGTAATCACAGGATCGCCAAGAGCTTCCAATCCGCGCTCAGGCATACCACCGATTTCCAAACTCCATGTTACGTCGTACTTATGCGGATCAACTCGATCAAACTGAATATCGCAAGGCGTCGTGAACAAGTAGCCAGCAGTCATGTCATCAAGAACAGGCATACACTTTTTGATAGTCGCGTTCGCCTTGCCGTTAATTTCCATCCTGGTGTGCTCAGTAGTCGAAGCTGGCTGTTCTCGATACCAGTTTGGAAGCATCTTGTGGGCAGGGATAGGAGGGGCGACAGCGCCAACAACTCCACTTGTAACTGGAATGAACTGAATGGTTTTCATGTTTTGATGATGTAGTTGACCTCAACGTACGCTGGAATATGGCTTTGCGAAACAATAGTTCCAGCGCTTATGTTTGTCGCTAGGTTAATTGTCGGAGCAGTGATGTTGCCTGATGGTGTATAGGTAAACGTGTGTCCGTGCCCTCCCTGTCCTGTAAACAAGTGGTTGTGCGCTCCGTCTCCACCAAAAGCATGTCCGTGCGTTAGGTTACCGGCTGTGCCAAGGTTGCCAGAAGCTCGGTTGACGTTAGGAGTTGTGCTTTGGGCAAACCCGTGGTTGTGGTTTCCGGTGTTTGCCCAACTATGATCATGGTTTCCAACAGCAGTAATTTGATTGTTACTTGAAACAGCGTTGCCTGTAAATGTGCCTGCGGTAATTGACGCAACATTAGTCGTAGCACTAAACGCATTCATGTTATGCGTATGCGTATTCGTATTGTTCGTCGTAACACCAGCCGTAACAGACGACACGCCTCGAGGAAACCGCTCCCGCAAATCAGGCAAAAAGAAATCGCCACCACTATCAGTGCCATACCTATTCGGCCCCAGCACCGCATACAACGTCGCGTACGTTGTCTGAGAAGCCGGACTCCCATCACACCACAACCAATCAGACGACGGAAGACTCGTACCGCCAAACGGAAGAATCGATCCAGTTGGCACACCAACACCAGCAGCACCCTGCGGAATGCCAAACGTCAACACCGCAGCGCTACTCGTCCCAACATTCGACACCGTGGCTGGCGAACCAGGGGCAAGCGTCGTTGTTGAGCTGATCGTCACCGTCGCTGCCGAGCCAGCAGGGATGCCAAAGTCAAACACGGCAGCGCTAAGCGATCCACTGTTGACCACCGTTGCGGACGAGCCGGGGCTGAGCGTTGTCGTCGTGCCGGCGCTTACCGTTGCGGCAGCGCCAGTAGCGCCCGTGTCGCCTCTTGGAATGGTGAAGTCAAACACAGCGGCGCTAGTGCTGCCTGTATTCACAACAAGAGCGCTAGACCCGGACACGCCAGTAGTTGTCGTGCCGACGTTGATCGTGGCGGCGGCACCAGCAGGGCCGGTCGCGCCAGTCGCGCCAGTGTCGCCTCGAGGGATCGTAAAGTCGAACACCGCAGCGCTGCTAGTGCCACTGTTGACAACGCTGGCATTCGACCCGGAAACACCAGTCGTCGTCGTCCCAACATTTACCGTCGCTGCAGCTCCCGGCGTGCCGACCGCAACCCAATTCGACCCGTCCCACACGTACATACCGGTCGTGTCGATCTCGTAGATCATCTGACCAATCGTCGCGTTCAACGGGCGATCAGTGCTGATGCATCGAGTCGGAGCTTTGAGCACGTCAGCGGGAAGAGCGCTCTCAAAAGCGTACGCATTGTTTGTAAGCACAGCCTGCGTCAATGGACCAGCCGTAGACAAGCCAAACCGCATCTGCTCAACAGCCTCAGTAGTTGGAGGTGTGCGCTGCTCCAACCCCTGCACTCTTGGAATGTCCGCTACCGGAAGATTCTCGGGCGGCTTGATCTCGCCCTCAGCCACTAGACCACGCGCCCAGGCCGCAACTGGTTAAAGCCATTAGTGATCTCGTACAACTCAAACGAGTCGGGGGAATTTGACGTACTAATTGTGTACGTCACAGCCTGACTCAGCGTCTGATGATCAAAACGATCAACCGTCGCCCCATTCGCTGACGACGAACCAAGATTAGAAGAAGCACCCTGACCATCCAAACCAGCAGTCGCAATCACACCATACGAACCATTCAGCGTCTTATGGGCAATCATCGTGTGCCGATAACGACGCTTCTGCGCCGGATCGCCCTCCGTATACGCCTTTGTCGTGATCGAACACTCAATCACAGTCCCATCAGCATCAGTCGTCGTAGCTGCCGGCGTGACCACGGGATCAATTCTGATCACTCGGTCCGTACCGCTTACGCTCGTACTCGCCCCGTACTTCACAGCGTAAATCCGGTTAGTGGTCTGATCAGCATCAACCGACGACGCGGCAATCTCAACCTCGCCAGCGTTGATCCTGGTCCACCCGAACTTAGCCCTCAGGTCGCACAAGAATCCGCCGCTCGGAAGGCTAACGTAATAGTGCGAGTCGTTGATATTCGCCGATCCGTAAATGCCAGTAATGCCAGCGTCGGGAGCGTAAACGTCATTGCCGTTGAACAACGACAAGTCGAACGTAAACAGCGCGCTGCCAGCCAACGACTCCGACCAAAGATTGCTGACCTTGTTCGTCATCGTGTTTACCAGCGACGAACCATCCGTGATGTACACACCATCAGCAGCAGCGAACATCACGCCAGAAGCTGTGCGCTGCACGCTCTTCGCACTCACACAACCAACCTGCTGAGCAAACCCGCGAATACTGGCAGTCAGTCCTCCTCGAGCCAGCGTGCTCGGCGTAGCTGCCTGCTGTGTCAGCAACGAACCAGTCAGCATAAAACACTGCTTGGTGCCGACAACCAACATGCTGCCAGAACCAACAGGCACAAGCGAAATGACCTGGCCAATGTCTTCAATGTCAATAAAGTTCAGCTTTGGAAAACCAGCCCGAGTTGCCTGCACCAATCCGTCAACGCCGGTCACCGTAGCGTCGGCAGCCTCGCCAACACTCCATACAATCCTACTTGGATGCCACGTCTCAGCGCTAGTCGCCGTGGTTGTGATCTTCACGTTCCCCATCACAAGACGACTATCGCCACCAACGGAGAACGTGCCGATGCACCCAGCGGCGGACACGTACTGACCATCATCCTCGGTGCCGACCTGAGGGAGAACCGGGTAATAGTCGAGGCTTGAATAGCCAGTAATTGCGCTGATCGGCGGAGGATCAACGGTCACATCGCTGCCGCCTTTACCGACAACGCGCCCCGTATACTCGTTCCCGCTCTTCGACAAGTGAATGTACCCGCCAACCTGAATTGCGCTCACGGCAGTAGCGCCAACCGTAATCGTGTTCGTGCCAGCGCTTGTCGCAACAGTAAGGCCAGTCACCGAGTAGTTAGCCGACGCGGCAGAAAAGTCCGCGCCGCCACACCACACGCCAACACCATCCCCATCAGTAGGAAACACAATTGAGTCGCCAAACGTTGTCGGCGCGCCAATGGTCGAAGCGGAAATGCTCGTCGTGAACTGCGGCATTGTCACCGCGCTCGACGAGAACTGCATTGACCCGAACTTCAACACGCCAGCGCTGATCGCAGCCGGATACAGCCTGGACCGACCATCAATGTTCGATGAGCGCTGCGAACCAAGCTCGGTAAACGCAGAAGTCGTCGCAGCACTAATTGCCGCCACCGTACCTCCACGCTTTGCAAGCGAACCAGAGTTCGTAATCACCACGTTCACCGCGTCATACACAGCTCCCTCAGGCAACAAGTGCCTGGGAATGTCGCGGACCATGCCAACGCTGAAGTTAGCGTGCGAGGCGTACTGGAGCGCCCCGGCCATTAGCGACTCGCAGCAGAGTAGTACGTCGAGTTGTCGTGGAACGGACGACGAGGCGTACGCAAGTAACCATGCTGAATGCGACGAGCCGTGCGACCACCGCGCCGCGTCAAGAACTTCTGGAACCGATCCATGCCAAGCATAAACTTCGCCTCAAGCGCATTGCTCAAATTCACATCCTCGCCAACCGCGTCGGCAAGGCGAGCGGCAGCTCCCGTGCTGATCAGCCAATGCCACTGCGACGGGATATCCGTCGGCACGTCAGACCCGGCAGACAAAGCGACAGGCGTCTTGGCGTAATAGATCGTCATGGTGTCGCCAGTTGTCTGCGGCTCGGGCCACGTCCGAATTGTGTCCAACCCGAGGAAAGCGTACTGCCTGGTCGCGCCAATCGGATTGGTCGCGTTCAACGCGATGATCTCGTCGGCGCTGATAGGCTCGAGAATGTACGACTGGGTAGAACCAAGCGCAAGGTACTCCATGTACTGAAGCGCGCCGAAATCCGTGATGCTGAAGTCGCCGCTCATCGTGTACACAGACTGGCCACTCGTAAGCGTCCCAGTCGCCGTGCCGACCTTGAGCTGGCACGACACAACGATATCCGTCAACGCATCGTTGACCGCAAGCCCAGCCTCAGTATCATCATCGTCAAGCGCAAGATTCTTCGTGCGCGTTTTAAGCTGATCGTACGTAGCCACTACTCGTCCATGCCCTTCGGTCGCAGCGGATCAAGGCCACGGTGCATCAAATCGTGCATCTCGTCACGCACCTCGCTAGCGCATGTCGGGCATTTACCCTGGGCGACAAGCGCAAGTACCTCGGACTCAGTGCGAATCGGGTACCACTCGTCAGCGAACTCGCGCCACACGCGCGTATTCTCAATCGACGGCTTAGCTGGAAACACGGCAAGACACACGCCACAAGCCAAGCCACGCGCAAGCCGATCAGCGTCCTCTTCCTGGTGCGGGCCATGCAAGTACCACATGATGCTGCGCTGAGGCTCACCCCACGTATAGTCATACGTTTCCTCAGCGTGCGCCTGAATAGGGCGTCGCCACGCCTGATTCTCAAGAACGATCATGCTAGTGCAGTATTGTACCTACTCCGCACCACTTCATTTCCAACGAGCCTATCTTGTACTACATGACGCATCGAGCGACGCACAATCTGACGCCGACCAGACTCGTCGCGCAAAAGACTCATCAGTCCGTCAGCGAAGCCATCTGCGGACTGAACACGGACAAGGCAATCATCCGGCACACGCCGGTACGCTTCCGAGTCGCTGGCGATAAGTGCAGCTCCGCTCATCGTGAACTCGAGCCACTTCAGGTCACTCTTGCAGCGGGTCACATCATTGTCGATTACGGGCGCAAGCCCAATATCCCACCGGCTTAGCACGCGCCGATACGCCGGCACACCAGGCGTAAACGCAATGTGCGTGTACTCAAAATCCCAATTCGGATCAAGCCCAACAACCTGAACATCAACGCCCTTCATGCGGCTTGCCTGCCGCATAGCGTCAGCGATCATCGGAATATGATGGTAATGGTTTGTGCTGAGAACCGCACCAACGATGCGCTTCTTCGTGTTCTTCTTCGGCCAGTCCGCAGGATCAACCGTGTTTTCACACACCACGACGTTCGGATTCTCCGCAGCGTAAACCTCGGCCAAAGCTGGCGTAGCGCAGATAATGAAGTCCGCCTCCTGCACCATGCGACGATGCGACTCCTGCCTCTCGCCCCACAACTTCCCATTCTCCGGGTGGTATTCGCTTACAACGCTCGCAAGATCCTTTGACAAGTAATTATCGTCAACATCAATAACGCGCTTCTTGTTCATCTCAGCAGCCTTATCCCAGAACTCCTGCGTATCAGAGTTCGGATACTGAAACACCCAAGCCTTAGCTTGGTGCGCATCACGATAATCAGGAGAGATACGACACACACCACCAACGGTACGCGCCGGCAACTCGCACCGCACATACCCCGTACCGTCCAAGCGCCACTCGTAGAACACGCCAGGGATCTCCGCTCGAGTGTCGTACGGCGCAAGATCACCCCACGTCAACTGCATCTCAGCGGCCTGACGAATGGTCGTGCGATGCAAACCATCCTCGCGCTGACGATACCCATACCTCGCGTACGGAGCAGGATTCAACCTGTACCCGGCCTTGGCGACGCGGTACATCAAGTCCCAATCCTCAATCACCGCGTCGCTCCACCCACCGACCTTTCGCAACGCTTCGGTCTTGATCAAGAACACGCCGCACACGTTGGCGTCCTGAATGCGCTCAGCGCTCCACGGCTCAGCCTGAAAACGGAACCGCTGCACGCCGAACCCGAGCATCCACGGGTACGCGCCATCAGCGTCAAGTCCAGCTTCCCACAAGCGCCAAAGCGTGTTCTTATCGAGCACGTCATCAGACCCCATGCAGAACACGTACTTGGTTTTGACCATGCCAAGCGCAGTGTTCAACGCAAGCGCCATCTCATGCTTGCCTCGGTTCTGAGCGACAATCAGCCGAATGCCCTCTGGCAGCGACTTGATTGTTTCGCGCAGCAAATCATCGTTCTGCCCATGCCAAGGGATTAGCACGGTGACATGCCGCATCACCGCCGCCTTGTAAGCGTCGATGTTGTTATGCACGACTACGCAGGGATCTCGCGCTGAAGCGACTCAGCCTCAGCAGCCTCAGCAGCCAACTCATCCTTCAACGCCTCAAGAGCGTCGATGACCTGCTGCCTGGGCCGCTCGCGCTGCTGCTCGTACGCCATCACGTAGTCGATGTCGTAGCCGCCCATGCGAATCATCTCGCAGATAATGGCGTGCGTCGGCTGGCCCTTCTTGCCCTTGTCGTTCTCGTACGTCGGCCACGGCGGATCAAGCTTCTGACCACTGACCTGAATGTGATCAATGCCAATTCCAGAATCGCTGAGAAGGCGCTCCTCGGCAAGCTTGCGATCATCAAGATTCGCGATCTCGTCGGTGTCGTACACGCTGAACATCAAGTCGGGATTCCAGCCCTCATGGGCCTGTCCGTTGACAACGCCAACAACAGGCGAAGGAGTTGCCCCGTAGGCAACAGCAGTTCCATCTTCGCGACGCCCAAAGCCAAGCCAATGCTGCTTGGCAACCTCAGCCTCCTCGGGCCGGACCATGCCGTGATGAAACTGGCAGATAATTGCTGGCTGAATTGTCTGCGGCATCATCATGCCGCCAGGGCCGAGAACCATTTGAACCTTGTCAGGACGGGCGACAAACATGTAGTTTGCGTGCTTGCTAACGAATCGCATTGTTGCTCCTGGTCGGTGGAGTGGGCGGGGGGAGCCGCCAGGATTAGCGGCTCCCCCCGTTCGTGTTGGCTTAGTAGCCGGTGATGCCGCGAATGATCGCGTGCTTCTTCTCGTTCCCCAGCTCGAACGACCACTCGGTGAGGTACTCCTGCTTCACGGAGTCCTCGTCGTTGGCCTGCCGGTCCGGCTTGAGCACGGTGTCGCGGAGCGGACGCATCTTGATGTCGTCCATGTCCACGACGACGCCGATGCCGCCGTACTGGTTGGAGCCGGTCTGGAAGTCGAGCCAGTCGCGCTTGATCATGATCTGGATCACAGCGCCGGAGGCCGACTGGTACTGGCCCAGCGAGACACCGTACTTGTTGGTGTCAACGCTCGGGAGGGCCAGCTTGCCCTGCGCGAACGAGGACATGGCGCTCGCCACAAGCGGCGACACGAACATGACCTTGTTCTGCGAACCGTAACGGAACGCGGTGCGAAGGAACGTCTCCAACAGCGTCTCGGTGAGGTTGCCACCGATGGACGTGATGTTGGAAGTGACGTACTGGAAGATGCCGCCGACGTAGCCGACGGGCGTCGAGCCGCTGGTGTTCAGGTCGCGAACACCCCAGAACAGGGAGTTCTCAAGCTGACGCTTGTGCTCGATCATCTTCTTCTTGGCTTCCTGAGCAGGCTCAGGACCACCGTACAACTTCGACGCGACCAGCGTGTTCGTGAAGCCCCACGGGTCACGCTGGATCTGCGCGTAGTTGAAGTTTGCGACCTTCTTGGTCTGGATCAGCGTCCCGAGGGTTGCACCCTCAGCAGCCGCGTTGCCGACCTTGATCACGTCGCCGCCGGACGCCGCCGAAAGAGCGGTGACGCCGCCGAGCGCGCGCGTGACGTAGATCGTGTTGGCCGACACAGCCGACACAGAGCAGTTCTCGCCCGTGGTGGCAATGCGAACAACATCGCCAGGGCGGAAGTACGTGCCGGTGCCAGTGGCAACCGGGATTGCCGTCAGGTCCGAAGCGGCCGAAGCCGAAAGGGTCGTGAGGCGCGGCACCAGCTCGTCAGAAAGCCACTCGACCTTCTGCGAGAAAGCGGAGCGCTTCCCGACCTTCTGAAGCATCGTCGTCAGCGGAGCCTCGTCCGGCTCAAGCTGCGCGATGGTGGGGGACATGTCAACGACGCGCTGGTTCGACAGAATGTCCGCGTCGTCAACCACCCCAGTGAGGATGGTAGGCATATTCCTACGTTTCCTTCCTGCTAGAGGTTTACGGGATTCTGCGGTTGTCCAACGGTCGGGTTGGGCCACACATGGTCGGAACTACGCATTCAGAATAGCATCGTTGATCCGCGCATCGTAGTCAGCCGCGCCCGTATCAGCGATGCCCTGGCGAGACTGCGTAAACGCCTGCTGCGCCATCTGCTGATGCTGAGCCTGCTGCTGCTGAAGCGGCGCCTCACGCATCCGCACAATCGCGTACAAGCTCTTCACGCCCTCCTGGATCTTCTCCGGCGTGTCCATGCCCTGCGGGAAGAACGCCAAGTGAAGCTGGTCCACGGGGATATCGTCAATGTACTGCTGGATCTTGTCGGCGTAATCGCCAAGATCGGGGATCACCGACTCGAGACTGTCAATCGCGCCAGAGAACATCGTCTCGGTCTGCGCGTCACGCAGCGGAGCGACCTCAGCGCGGACCTGCTCAAGCTGCTGCTCGTAGTGCGAACGGATCTGCATGGCCTGCTGCTGCGTGTACCACGCCATCGCCTCAGTCGGCTTGCGCTCAAACCAGTGCTCCCACACCGCGTTCACAACCTCGTCAGGCACGCGATTGGAGTTGGCAATCGCCCACTGCGCCGCAGCGCCAGGGTCCTTTTCGGCCCACGAAACAAGCTGCTCCTCACTCTGCGGCTCGCCCGTAAACGGGGCGCCCCATGCAAGCGACGGCTCGTCCTCCTCGTCGTCCTCGGCGAAGAGCGCCTCGAGGTCTGCGAGGCGCTGGTTGTTGTGCGTGAACTGCTGCTCGAGGTTCCTGTACGCCTCAGCAAGATCATCAGAAGACTTGAACTTGCCAAGGATCAGCTCCTCAGCGGCCTCCTGCACAGGCTCAGACTCGGGCGCTGCCGGCGTCTCAACAACGTCAGCAGCCTCAGTGTTGGCGTTGAGAATCGCCTCAGCGATAGGATCAGGCTGCTCAGCCTGCTCAACAGTCTCGTCGTTCGTGCTCATCGTTCCTCCAGTCGGATAGTCGGATTAGTCGGGTTAGGTAGTGCCGGGACCGGCCCCGAAAAGCGCTGCAAGATTCGCCATGCCCTCAGCGGGAATGACGGACTCCTGCTCCCCGCCTAGTGGGGTTGTCGGTCCCGGCTGTGCCATACCAGTCCCTCCGACCAAAGGACCAGCCTGCACCTGCTCGGCGTCCCCAAGGTACTCCTTGGGATCTTCATCGAACGCCTGCACCACGTCTTCGGCGACGCGACGCATGTTCGGAGTGACGCCACTCTGCGTAAGAAGCATGTAGTTCTGACCAAACCAATTAGCGAACGCCAGCGCCTCAGCTCGACGCTCCTGCCGCATAAGCGACTCGTTCGCATCCTCAACGCGATAATCGTACTGGCCCTGAATATCGGTCGGCGTGACAAGACGCCACTGATCCTCAGCCTCCTTGTCAATCCTCACCGCAACCGGGCCAGGAAGAAGCTGCTGATTCAACGCGATCTGCTGCTCGCCAGCTCGACGCATCGCATACATGATCTGCTGCTTCATCCTGATAATGCGCTTCGCAGCCATATTGCTGATCACGCTGATACCAGTCGCGGTCGTCTGATCAATCTGCGTGTTCGACGCGCCAGACAAATAGCCAACAGCACCAGTGATGTTCTGCAAGTCGCCCTTCAACAACTCCTCAGCCTGCACGCTCGGCTGAAGAATGCTGATGTTCGGCACCCACGCCTGCACCTGATCTGGCCGAAGCGGAATGACAGCGCCAGGGTAAAGACGAAGATCCTGCTGCTCAGTGTTCGGATCAACAAACATCGCAGCGTTCGCCATGAACTTGGAGTTGTCGATGCGCTGGTTCTGAAGCTCCCACAACGCGATCTGAATGTCGTTGATGATCTCAACAATGCTTTTGCCTCGGAACTCAAACGGCGTCGGCATGATGTTCGCAACAACGAACGGGAACTGGCCGTGCCAGAACGGGCTGGCGCAATCACGGATGATGACCTGACGATTCGCAATAACGGTAAGGCGCATCATGTTGCCGTCTCGCCACCACCACTCAATGACCTCAACCCTGCCGCGCCGCTCCTTCTCCTCTGACGTAGACAGGTTCGACTGCTCCTCGATCTTGTCGAGGTTGTCGTAGACGCCGGCGGCTTCTAGGCTGCGCTTGGACTCGTAGGTGCGGAAGAACACGTACTCGGCGTCGTCAAGGCTGGTGGCGTTGCAGTCCCACAAGAAGTGGTTAGTGTCCACGTTGACAAACCCTGGCTGCTGGCGGTACGGAACTGTCTCGTACGGCTGGCGCATGCCGAGCGGATCAGGCTTGTAGTTCGGCGTAGGGACGCGCCGCCACTCCTCAAGCCACGGAATCTTTGCGACGCTGATGCCGCGAATCAGCGCCTGCTTGACAAACAAGGCGTACTTCTCAGCAAAGTTGTCCTTGTAGCGCTGCGCCTTGAGGATGTGCGACAGCAACTCTGCGCCTTCGGCGTACTGCGGCTGAGCCGGCAGAACGCGCACGTCAGGCTCGTCATCAACAATGTTCGACTCGATAACGTCGATGATCTGGAGCGCGTATGGCGGGTGCAGGTCGGACTGCCATTCGATCTCGGACGGCTTGAGGACGGCGTTGTAACCGTCGTCGCACTTCTTGTAGAACTCTCGATTCTCGCGGTGCTTCTGATCGCTGGATGCCCAGCACTTTTGGAAGCGCGTGAAGAGTTTCTTCTGGTCGGTGTTTTCCATCATTGTGTGGAGTATAGGTTACTAGCCGAACACCCAGATCTGAATCTGAGCATTGCCACCATTACCGCCAGCGCCACTGGTAAAAGTAGAACCACAAGCTCCTCCACCACCACCGCCACCACCAGGATTAGCACCATTGCCACCGTTGCCGCCATTAGTTGAGCTTGCCCCGCCTCCACCACCACCGCTTTTAGCAACAGTCGCATTTGACGCAGAAGTGTTGATTGCAGCACCGCTTCCGCCGCCTCCTACGCTGTCGTCTGAAAAAGGATCGTTTCTGGAAACCCCACCATCAGAACCAGCACTGAATGTCGTAGCGTTAGTGCGGCCACCGCCGCCACCGCCGCCACCGCCACCGCCAAAACCTGGGCCGCCAGGAGTGAAAACAGTTACTGTCGGATTTGCACCTCGACCACCATACCCATAATTTGAACCAATATTGGCAAGACTTATGCTAATCCCTGGCACACCATAACTTCGATCCCAAGTCCTCTGCCTAAAAGAAGAATTAGGATTTGTTGAACCAGAACGCCCTCCAGGACTCCCCGGGAAAAACAAGTTCCCAAAATAACTGTTACCTCCAGTGCCGCCATTTTGCCCGTCGTTGTTAACAACCCCACTTGCGCCAACGCCACCAGCTCCAATAACAACATTCACAGAAGTGCCCCCACCACCTAACGAACTAGCACTAACAACGGTCCTCCAAAAACAACCTCCAGCTGCGCCACTTCCGCCATTCCCATCAAACAACGTAGAAACTCCACTGCCACCACCACCTCCAGCACCAATAGCTTCAACAATTACAATTTGAGCCTTTGCTGGCATCTGGTAAGTAAACGAACCAACAGTATTAAAGATCCTTGTGTCAGCAAGCATAATAGAAGAAATGCTTGAGCTAAGTGCTGGAACGGTTGCGCTTATCGCTTGAATGCTCAACTGGTGTTCGACAATGTCATTAACAATTACATTGTGATCGTTTGCATTCGGCTTATCGCCAGCAATAACAGTTCTAGGAGTTTCATAACTCATTTGTCGAACTATCCGAAAACCCAAATAGTGATTTGTGCGTTCCCCCCGTTCCCTCCAGCGCCAGAGGCAATGCTCTGGTTAGAGCCTCCTCCGCCGCCGCCACCACCGCCTGGACTACCACCGTTCCCTCCATTTCCAGGAGCGGTAGAACTTCCGCCGCCTCCTCCACCACCCTGCTTTGCCGACCCATTGCTACCACTAATGCTTGCAGCACCACCGTTCGCTCCGCCACCACTATTGATTTCAAAAGCACTTGAAATCAAGACGGAAAAATCATTACTCGATCCTCCACCCTGCCCACCAGAAACAGCAGTTGAGCCGCTAATTCCTCCGCCACCACCACCTCCGCCACCACCATTAAGGTGATAATAGCCATTTTGGATAACAGACCCGCTTACAGCTGCGCCTCTTCCGGATCTACCGTAATCCCAAAAGCTACTACCAATTTCGTAATCCATAGAAAAAGAATTAGCTGCACTTGTACTGCTCGAACCACCAGAGTTACCACCCTGTCCACCAGGGAACGAAAGAAAACCAAAACTACTTACTCCGCCATTGTTTCCGCTAATTCCACTTGTATCAGCGGTAACAGAACTACCACCACTACCGCCAGATCCAATTGTTGCGCTTATGGAAGCGCCAGCACCACCAAGAGCGCTTGCCGAAACTGTCTCCCTGAAAAAACCACCACCACCTCCTCCGCCGCCACCACCAGCATTATTCGTGCTTGTTGAAGATCTTCCACTGCCTCCGCCGCCACCAGCGCCAATACATTCCACAACAACAATTTGGGCGCTTGCGGGGATGGTGTACGTTGTAGTTCCAGTGACACTAAAGACCTGCGTAGCAAGCAACTGGATACTTGTAAGCGCAGTAATTGTTGCGCTAACAGCCGAGACACTTGAGCTGACAGCCTGGATGTCAGACTGATGCTGAATGATGTCGTTGACAATGATGTTGTGCTGGGAAGCTGGGTACTTATCGCCAGCGACAACAGTCTGCGGAGCAACGTACGTCACGCAGTAATCCTATCAGTACAACGCTGTGACAGTGGTCGCGCTTGTGCTCGTAGAGTAAACACGCACAACGCGAATCGGAAGAATAGTTCCCCTAGCGCAAACAAGAACCACAGGGTCGGTATCGCCAACAAGAAGAACATTCACATTATGGTGCGAACCACTGCCCTCAGCCTGCAATGCGCGCGTAACCTCAGCAAGATCATTCTCATCGTCAGGCGTGACAAGTACCGCTCGAGTGTACGGCGCGAGAATCTCAGGCGCCGTCTGCGAAAAACTGTTAGTAGCCACCCTCGCCGCCCATCGCGCCGCCCATCGGAGCGCCCATCGGAGCAGCACCGCCACCCATCATCGGCGTCATCGGCGTCGAAACAGCAGCCTCGCCAGCAGGATTCGGCGTCGGCAGCGAAGCGATCAGCATCATGATCTCCTTCTGCATGCGCTCCTGCATCATCGCGGCCTGACGCTCCTGCTCCATCATCTGAAGCGTCTGCTCCTGCGCGAGCTGCGCGATACCAGGGAGAGCAGCAACGGCCGGCGGGGCGCCTGCGCCACCCATCGGCGCGGGCGGCATCGGAGCCATCGGCGCCATCATCGGAGCGGCGCCCATCATCTCGGGCGGCGGGGGCGGCAGCATCGGCCCAGCATTCATCATGTCAGGAGGAACGCTCACGCCATACTCCCCTTGCGCTTCTTCAGCGCATTCTTCAGCATCTCAAGCTTAGGATCGGGCGTCTTCATCGAGCCCGGAGCCTTCATCCCGTACCCTGGCATTACGAAGCCCTCCGGCGACCCTCGGCAGCAAGCTGCTGGAACTTCTCCTTACCGTACTTCTTGCGACCAATCGAAGCGGCAAGCGCCTTAGGATCATCCACGCCCTTCTTGGCAAGCTTGCTGGCAAGCGCAGAGAACTTGCCGCCGCCTCCGGTCTTCATGCTCTTGTCAGCCACGTCGAAACTATACCTTACTTCCCGCCGGACTCTTCGCGCTTGATACGAGAAGCCTGCCGAGCAGCCCACGACGCACCAGCATCCCCACCCCACGCCTGCCACGCCACATACCCCGGCGTCTCCTTACCCGGCGTACCCCAACCAGGCTTCCTATTCACAGCATGCCTTGAGAAGAACGAGTGCATCCGCATCACATGATCCCTGGTCAGCGGCGCGCCGGCAACTATCTTTCGTGCGCGAGCAGCAGTAGCAGGCTCAAAACCGCCACCAGCCTTACCATCAGCAACAAGGTCCAACCCCCTGCGCGCCGCACTACGCATACCAGCACTAGGAACGTACTTGCTCACGCCGAAAGTATACGTGTGCTAGTGTGCGGCACGCGGCTGGGAGGGGCATCCTCAACCCTAGTTCCATCGCTAGCGCCCCAACCAGCCGCCCAAAACCCTACTTCTTGCCGACAACAAACCGCGTAGCGCGCTTCTGAATGTCAGGCTGCGGCTTAGGCTTAGGCTTCTCCACCAGTCGAATAGGCGTCACAGCTTCCTGCTGCCACACCGCCTGCGCGCCAGCCATAGCCATCACCAAGTCGTCGTGACAACCCTCATCCGCCTCGGGACGCGGCTCTCGACCACCACGATCCCGGTACACAAACGTTTTCATCTCGCCAATCAAGTCCTCACTCTTGATTCGGTGCGGCTCATCACGCACAGCGGCCTGCAACGCCGCCAACATCAGCGGCCTGGTCGCGCTCGTCGTGTTCCACCCGAGAATCTGCTCGTACTTCGCATTCACACCAATCGGATTCTTCGGACGCCACAAGCGCGGATACCCCATCGCGTTCTTCAGCTGCGTCAGCACCGCCGTTCCAGGCCCATTGCGCTCCACAGCGATAATCGCGTCGTTGAACAAGCGTCCGACGCGCGCAAGATCATCAGCGAACTCGTCAACATCAGCCCGATACTTGATTTCCGCCACCTGCTCGCCATTATCAAGGCGTAGCACAATCGCTACGGAGTAATCCATACCAGATCCGATACCGCCACGGTCCTCGCGCCGCTCATACTCCTCAAAACTGACCGAACCAGCAACGTCAGCAAAAATAATGTACCGAGAATCCCGCCTTGGCGCCTCCCACAGCTTCATCGCGCCACGATTATCCTCGTAGAACTCGATTCTTCCGCCAGGGACAGGCAAACCCCGCACAAAACCACGCTTCTTCGGCGCCATCCCGCGTACATTCTCCAAAAACTGGAAGTATTGGCGCCCAGTAGTCTCACAAAACTCGCCCAAAACGCGAATCTTGTACGCGCTCGAGTCCTCACCCCACTGTCGCTTCGCATCCTGCACCCACTCCTGCGTGATCAAAGCCCTCTGAGCGTCCTCAGACACCTTCTCACCCGTGAAACACGGCGCGTCAAACGCGCTCATATGCACCGTGTACCACCCAGAGTCAGGCTGGAACGCCTTATAGAACGTCCCCGTCGGCCTCGTAGGGTTCCCAATCAGCAGCACGCGCGCCTCATCAGCCGTCAAGAAACCCTCAGACGCCTCGTAAATAGCCTCATCCACACCACTAGCCTCATCCACCACCAGCATCATCCTCGGCGCGTGATGCCCCTGGAATCGCTCAGGCTTATCCGTAGACAAACCCATAGCAAACCAATCCGACCTGACCTCAAGGCTCGACTTGAACATCTTCCCAAACGCATCCTTACCGCCAGGGATCTTCGAGTGACGCAACGCGATCTCGCGCCACAACAACTGCTCAACCTGACTCCACGTCGGAGCAGTCGTAATCACACGACACGGCCCCTCCGTCATGAAATCAAGCACCGCAACAGCAGCCGTTGCCGTCTTACCAACCCCGTGACAAGACCTGACGGCAACCCTCTTGTGCTTCTTCAACGCCTTCAACACTTCCTGCTGCTTCGACCAAGCATCAAACCCAAAAAGATTCTTAGCTTTCCACACAGGATCAGCCATCCGCGCCCTAAGCTGAAGCGCCTCTTTCGAGAAATCACTCATATGCCCCAAGAAGGACTCGAACCTTCACGCCAAAGGCACTCGATTTTGAGTCGAGCGTGTCTACCAATTCCACCATTGGGGCGAAACTACTCCTCAACAACAACTTCGCCCTCCACCTGGAGAGCACCACGCGCATCCTCAAGCGGAATCTGCGCCAACGCCACAAGACTCAACGTCTGCGGCGAAACCTCATGCTCCACAACCTCCTGCTTATGAAACCCGAAACTCCGCTCCAACTGCCACGCCGCCGGCTTCCAATCCCCCTCAGCAGCAGCCTCATTGATCTTCCGAAGATTCTGCTTCATATGCTGCTTCCGAGCCTCATAAAACCGGCGAGAAAACTCCGCATACCGCTTCGACTCGCCCTTCTTCCCCTTATGCAGCGTACTCATAAACACCTTCTCATCAACACCAAGAACACGCGCAATCGCACGCTCAAACGCACCCAAACTCGCCAACTCCACAGCCTCCTCAAGCTGCTCATCCGACAAATCCCCCATCGTCCCCGCAGGCAAATACTCCGACACGCGAAACGCGCCAAGACGCTCCAATGCCTCCTCGCGCGCCTCCCGCAAATCAGCCCTCTTCGTCACGCGACAACCCCCACAAATCCACCCTCAACCCACTAACAACACTCATACACACCCACGCATCATACTCACACCCAGCCCACACCAACAACCCACCATCAACACCATCCCGCGTCAAAAAACTAAAACGCCAACAAGACCAACCACCCATAAATGCTAAACTACCAAAACCCCGCCTCACCAGCGGGAGTCGCCCGTCAGAGGGGCAACCGCAACACGCGCATCAAGAACCCTCCGAACACACAATCGCGTGTTGCCGCCAACGACCAGCCAAGTTGGCAACCCACAAAAGCCAGCCACGCTTTTGGCACACCCCCACGGAGGGGGGGGAAAGGGGGGGGAGGACCAACACGAACCATTCCTCATCAGCCCATGAAGAAGACATACCCACAAAAAAACAAGCCCTCCCGTACCACGCACACGCGCGCGCGCTGGGGGGGTTGGTTGGTTGCGGCGTGGCCGAGGGCGCGGCGATGGCCGTAGCTGCGGCGGCGGGGGTGGGGGTCACCCCTTCCTTCCCCCGAGCTGCGCGGCGTGGTCGACCCGGCCGCAGTCCTGGACGCCCCGCACCACCGAACCCGGGACAAGTCGAGACGCCCCGCATCGCGCGACACCGCTACCCCCACACGCCTGCC